TGCTCGAATATTAATCACGCTCAGAGAAACAGCTTTTGATCTAAAGAATGCTACCGAAGTCCCAGTTTGGACACACAATTTGTGGGATTCAATAGGATGTGGTATATTTAAGGATGGTGTTTTGATGGAGGTTGCATTTCCTTCTAAAGAAGCAGAAGAGCCAAGAACGGACATATACGGCATAAGTGTACCAAAAAAGGATTACTGGGGTTATGATGAGTTAGAAGATATGGTTATGTCATATACTCCTGCTGCTAAAGGTTGGGTTTTATATTATGTCGCAGCAATGCCATACTCAGAATTAGTAGATAACCGAAATGACGTTGATGTCCTGAAGGAAGAATTAGTAAAACCGACTTTTTTAAGTCACGTAAGACGAATATGATAGAATCTAAATTATCCATAAGTCGAATAGAGAAAGTTCTCAGGACAGTGATTAAAACCGCATATACTGGGTATGTGTCTTTTTCGAGCAGACCTCCAGATGTTGATGGTGGACTCGAAGATTTTATGGTAGTACAAGTGAACGGATCTGTCAATGGAATTATAGCGACAGATGAAGTTGTATCTGGGAATGCAGTTGTCATGTTTGAATTATGGGCAAAAGATAAGGGAACATGTAAAGTAAAAAATGTTGATCGCTTGATTGGAATGAGAGATTTACTAATGAGTATTATTCCTTATAATGATGGCGATTACAAAATAACATACAAGAACGAAGTGGGCGGCAGAGATAGACTCGGCTTTCACGGGGAATTCATTAATTTTAATTTAACAATAATATAATATTATGGCAGATACAGCAATGAGTCACACTATGGTTGTGAATAAAGGTACTGGAACGGTTTATTTAGCAGATCCAGAAACAATTGATGTGGACACAGCGTGGGTTGAGGTCTTTAGAACCCTAAAGGACTCATTATCGATTACTCAGACTGCGCCCGACAAGACAGATATTTTCGTAGATCAGGTTTCCAACCCGATTGCTTCTACTCTTGGAACAGGTGCTTTTGATATTGCATTTACAATTCCTGACTGTGCAGAAGAGGTATTGGCATACATGTTTGATACATCAACAGCAACATACGCTCCTGCAGGTAAAACTGGATTGAACGTATCAACTGCACTTAAAGTAGTTAATAAGATGTTTAGAGTTGACTTCGATAACGAATCTTCTTTCATCGCAACAAACGTTGACCTTAATGGTGTTTTTGAAAAGACCGCAGATGGAACTTTCAATATTAACGTAACAGGTACAGTATTGGCTGCAAAAGGTGGAGCTTACGAGAACTCAGAATTAATCTTCTACAAGAAGTCATAATTCTTAAAGTAAATATAGATTTAATCCCCATAACGAAAGTTGTGGGGATTTTCTTTTGTCCCTATAATTCACTATATTACATTCTAAACCAAAATCAGAAAAGAAATGAAATTAATCAATCTATTATTTGGAATGTCAGATGTTATTAAGCTGGCTAGGGATTACGAGAAGGTATTAAGTGAACTTGCGCAATTAAAATTATACGTAATATTAAGAAGTCAAGGTGAAGATCATAAAACACTATACTCGGACACTGAAGATATTCATGTTGTAATAAACCAGTTAGAGCAGTATGATTTTGTAAAAAAGGAGGAAGAATAGATGAAACAACCAAATGCAGAAATGCAAGCCTTATTGCACGAACTTAAGGAGGATAAGCCTTACGAGATTGAATTAGGCGGTAAAAAATACAAGGTGAAGTACCTTAAAGACAAACCAGCAGAGTTAGCGTCATACCAGTCTTTGAAATTAAGCGATTCGGCTCCAGAGTCAATTGAAGAGGCGATCAAGATGGCTGAGAAAGAAAGTGGCATTATGGCTAAATGTGTCTCATATCTCCTGCTTAATTCATACTGGAAGATTAAGTTATTCCATTGGATTCATTGGAGGTACTTAACATGGACTATGAGTAGACGAGCTTTAGCTTCTGGAGTTATTCACACTCAAATAGCAATCGATACAGAGTCTTTTACAATAGCTTCCTCATTTCTACGGGCAATGAACAATCTGAAAATGAGGGTGATGAAGGAGGAAGCAGAGCAATCGCAAGTAGAACCTGCGTAGGTGAGAAAAGCTCATTTCTAAAACAATTTCCTTGGGTGTCATCTTTTGAGTATGACTGGAAGATTTCAATACACCTAAGGAGACTTATGTTTGCTGACGATGCAAGGATAGAATACGGCAAAAAGAAAACTCATATATCAGAAGATGAACGTGCAGAATTAAAAGCTGTAAATGATGAGATAGCAGCTAACTTGGCAGGCAATATCGCAAAAGCTAAAGAAAAGCGAGCGAGAAGAAAAGCTAAGGAAGATAACTCATTGTAGAATTGGAGGTTTTTTCGTATATTACTTAAATATATGAACCAAAACCTAATGAGAGGTGTCTGTAACGGATACCTCTCTTTTTATTATACAACATATGAGTGATAAGTTAGGAAGTCTTAGTTATGATTTAACTATAAATGAGCAGAAGCTAAATAAGGAGATTGAATCTATTGATGCTAAGTTAAAGTCAGCAAGTACTAGATGGGAGAAGCAATTATCCTTAAGCACTAAAAGCACTGCTGCATCTGCTAATAAGATATCTAGCGATCTACAGAAGCAATTTCAAGGTCAATTCACGGAGAGTATAAAATCCTTAACTACAAAGAATGATCAGCTTAAGATAATGGCTGACCAATATGGTAGGTTAGAGAAGGAGTCTCAAAAGGCATCTTTAGCTGAACAAAAAAGGATACAAAGAGATATATCTGCTAACGAGAAACTAGCTAAATCTCAAGCTAAAAGAGTAAGTAAGAGTTTTCAAGGTCAGTTTACCGAGAGTATAAGATCCCTAACTACGCAAAGCGATGAGCTTAAGAAGATGTCTAATTACTACAAGCAGTTAGAAAAGGACACTAATGCTTATTATAATAATTTAAGTAAAGAGACTAAAGAGGCTGCTAACGCCGAGAAGAAACATGCTCAGGCTTTAGAAAGGGCTGCGATTAAAGCTGAAAAGTTAGCTGAAAAGAAGCATAAAGAAACCTTGGCTCATAGAAAAAACGAAAGAGTATTAAAAACAAGCAATACGGAGTATAAAAAACAAGGTCTTTATCTTCAAAACCTAAGAACTCTCGCAGCTTCTTATGCTTCTATTTTCGCAGTGGCTAGAATTGCAGATAAGATTCGAGAAGTCACGGGTGAGTTTGAGTTACAAAACAAGGCGCTAGCTGCAATCTTACAGAATAAAGAGAAAGCAGATCAACTTTTCGGGCAAGTGACTGATTTAGCCTTAAAATCACCATTTGCGATCAAGGAATTACTCACCTACACAAAGCAATTAGCAGCATATAGAATTGAGACTGAGAGCTTGATTCCGACATTGACTCAATTAGCGGATGTGAGTGCGGGTCTTGGTGTAGATATGTCGCGTTTGATTTTGGCTTATGGTCAAGTTAAGGCAGCTTCTGTTTTACGTGGGACTGAATTACGTCAGTTCACAGAAGCAGGAATACCTCTAGTTCAGTTACTTGCGGATAAATTCTCTATATTAGAAGGTCGTGTCGTGTCAACGAATGAGGTGTTCGATAAGATATCTAATCGTATGGTATCATTTGCTATGGTGTCTGAGGTTTTTGAAGATATGACATCAGAAGGTGGTACGTTCTTCGAGGCTCAAGCTGTACAAGCCAAAACACTTGCGGGTATGTGGAATATCCTTGGAGATGCTATTGATAAAGCGATGTTCGCTATCGGTACTGAGAATATGGATGTTCTTAAGGGCGCTGTTCAGGGAGCTACAGATTTAACTAGAAGTTGGGAAGGTATTGCTAGAGCACTAGGTATTGCAGTTAAATCATTCGGAGTTGGGGTTGTAGCTCAGAGGTTGTTTCTCGGAGCAACAGGCAAGACTATAGTTTCGTTATACAGACAATCTATTGCGTTTGAAAAATCCACATTTGCACAAAAGAGGGCGACCGCTGAGATGTTAAGGGGGAATATCGCTGCAAATAAGACAATAAAGGGATTAAAGGCATTGAAAGGGGCATTGGGCGGTATAGCGTTTGGAGCTGTGGCTGGGCTAGGGTTTGCGCTGTACGATACCTATGTAGAGGCTGGCAGACTTAATAAGGAGTTAAATGAGCTGTCAAGTAGTGAGTTAGTGAGAGGTAAGAAGCTTGCTGACGGGTTTAAAGACATGGCAAGGGCTGTAACAGAAGCTGCTGACGGGTCTAAAGATCAGAGGGATGCGCTAGTGGATTTAAATAGAGTATATAAAGATTATATTCCCAATCAGTCATTAACCATAGACAATCTGAAGGTTATGGGTGATAATTATGATTCGGTAACAGAGGCTATAGACAGGAAAATTGAAGCTCAAGCTAGAGAGAAGGCGGCTGATGTTATAAATAAGGAGTTCACT